AAGGACGGCATCATAAAGAAAGTCAAGATCGACGGCAAGAACGCGCTCCTAGAGCCGTACAACCCGGCGCAACGTGCAATTGAGCAACAGGACGTGGCGAGTTTCACCCGGTTTGTACAAATCGGGGGTGCTGCATTCCCAGAGGAATTCAAGATCGCCAGCGACGGAACGCAGACGCTCGATGCACTGGCCAAAAAGCTCGGTGTCGAGGAAATATGGAAGAAACGGCCACAGGCCGACATCGCCGCCGCTGTCAAGCAGATCGCGTCCCTCCAGGCAGGCCAAGCGCCTACTGCGCCACAAACGGGTGCGCAACCTCAACAGCAAGGGGATCTCGCGGGCGCTACTCCGCCGGCCCCAACAACGCAAATCAGGGAGTACCTTGGACGATGATGGTACGTTTCGATTACGAACACTCTGTGGACAGGTCGAGCAGCTCTGCCACGGCTCTCTCTGCCTTCGAGGCCAGCGAAAGAAGAATCCGCGAATTTTTGGCCTTCGAGAGGCTTCCAACCGACCTGAGCGTGAGCGATCATGTCGATGGTGCCGCCGTAACAAGGAAGTGGCTTTCCGGCGCTCTCGACCTGCCCGTACTGCGCGTGAATGACCTCAATACGAGATTCTGGCAGCACCTCGGGCAATGAGAAACTCCCCCTACACCGCCGAGGAAATCGCCACGGGAATCGCGACGCTTGGCAAGCGCGAGGAGGCCGTTTTCCTGCGCGAAAGACTGTTCCTTGAGCTGATTTCTGTGTCTGGCGTCGCGATCAAGGCTGGTGCGTTGAGAATTCGCGAAGGGCGGAGAAGTATGGCGTCAGATATCCTAGATTTGTTGGATTTGCCACTCGACAATGACAGACCTGACGCCGGACACCTCGCAGGGGGACAGCAGCCCGAATCCCGCAAGTACAGCGGGACAAACCGGCGCGTCCCCGACGAACCCCCCGGCGGTTACGGCCGCGGCCCCCGCCCAAGCGGCTCCCGCCGCAAGGCCGACGTGGGTCCCTGAATCCTTTTGGGATGCGGAAAAGAGCGCTCCAAAAGAAAAGGAATTTTCCGAACACCTGGCCTCGCTCGAAAAGCTGAAGGCCGACACTGAAGCCAAGCGCGGCGCAATCCCGGCAAAGGCCGAGGATTACAAGCCCGACCTCGGCGACATCAAGCTCCCCGAGGGGGTCGAGATCGACCTCAAAGACCCGTACTTCGTCGAACTGCAAAAAGCGGCTCACGAAGAAGGGCTTACAGCGGCAGCTTTCAACAAGGTCATGTCAATCGAGGCGAAGCGCATCGTCGCGTTCCGCGAGGGCGTCGCTGCCCAACGCGATAAGCGCAACGAAATGCTTGGCGAAAACGGCGCGGCACGGGTCGATGCGCTCTCCAAATGGATCGACGCGCAGTTCACAGACCCAAAGGAAGCCACGCAGGTCAAGGCGACCATGTGGACTCCGGTCATTGTGAAGTTCTTCGAGAAAATTCAGCAAGCGGCCGCAGGCCAGGGCTTGCACGGGTTCACCCAGATCGGCCGCGAAACAGCGGACCGAGACGACGGCAAGCCGGATGGATGGGAGAAAATGGCCCCCATCGATAGGCGCACATGGCAGCTCCAGGAAAACCGCAGGAAGCAAGCCTTAACCTAAAGGATTAAGTCAAGATGACTAGCCCGCTTCTCAACCCGGTAATGACCCTCTCGGAGTACGCGAAGGGACCGGATATCCCGGACGAGGCCCGCCCGCTGATCGAGATGTTCGCGGCGAAGTCTGATGTCTTGGAGGCGCTCCCGTTCCTCAATCTCGGCGGCTTTGTCTTTCTAGGCTACCGCCAAGCGGCGCTGCAAAGCACGATGGCCTTCCGTGCGGTCAACGCGGCCTCAACCTCCGGGGCCGGCGTGATTACGCCATTCCAGGAATCAACCTTCGTCATCGACCATGACATCCCCGTCGATCGCGTTCTTGTCGATCGCGGCGGTGATCGGCGCCGGGCTCAGGAAGAGCAAATGGCGATGGCCCGCCTTTCCGAATTGGTGACGAACACCCTCCTGAAGGGCGACAACACCGTCACCAACACGGTTTTCAACGGTCTTCAGAAGCGCGCAGCGCTCTACGGCCGCACGATCGACAATGCCGGCGGCACATCCGGCGGCCTCGCGCTCTCGCTGCTCCAGCTCGATAACGCGATTTGGAACACGGGCGAGCCGACCCACATCATTGCTCCGTGGGCCATGATGCCAAGATGGACGCAGGCCGCGCGCAACACGGCGCTTACCGGCTTCGTCATGCAGACTTGGGACGGCGTCGGGAAGCCGAAAATGAGCTATGCCGGGTTGCCGATTCTATTCGGCTTCCCGAAGGACCTGCATCCGCCGATCCTGCCGTTTACCGAAGTCGCCGCTGGCGGTGGCGCCGCTCAAACGTCGTCCATCTATGTGGTCAACTTCAAGGAGGATGGCATTTGCGGCATCCAAAACAAGCCGATGGAAATTCGCGACTTCGGGTTGCTGCAAGACGGCATCACCTACAACACCCACGTCTCATGGGACATTGGGCTCGTTGACAGCAAGCTTTTCTGTCTCACCCGCCTTTCCGGCATCCTCAACGCAGTGATCACGCTCTAAGGGGGCTTCGATGAAACACATTTCTTGGTTTCTTGCTGCGGCACTCCTTATCGGCGCGCCTCTGCTTCTTGCCGGGGCACACGCTCAGGTCACGCGGGAATCGTTAACGGCTGGACCGCCTATGAGCGCGTCGAGCGGCGATGTCGCGGCTGGCGTCATCACAGCGACGCTGCCCGCACCTACCGCGAACGGGGCATCGCCCCAAGGCACCTGGTATCTAACGGGCCTCGAAATTACAGGCCAGGGAGCTACTTCCGGCTCAGGGATCGTTTGCACCATCACGGGCTTAGAGAGCATGACGCTGACCTACGATTTTGCAGTTCTCATCGGCGCCACGCTGAACAACAGCCTCATTCTCAATTGGCCCGGCGGGCTGGCTGGCAATCCCGGAACTGCGGTCGTCGCGTCCTGCCCATCGTTCGGGGGCGGCAACCTGCATTCGGCAATCACAATTCATGGTGTTTTGGTCCGCTGATGGCAGATATCTTCACTTCACTAAATGCTGCAACGGCTGTCGGCCCCGGAGCGCCGAAGACGTTCGATGATCTTCAGGCGAACGTCACTATGCAGGTGGTTGTTACAGGGGCGCCGACCTCGTTTGAGGTTGATCTGGAAGTCAGCCTAGACGGGTTTAACTGGGTAGCGGTCAATAATTCAACCCACACCCCATGGATAGGAACTTTATATCCAGGCGCTATGAACGGAATGGTGGTTCTCGCAGTTCGCGCGAATCTAGTTGCTCTCGTTGGCGGAACATCGCCAACCGTAACCGCGATCATCGCGACCGAGGGAAAGTGAAATGGACTCATATCAAGTAGACGCCAAAACTATCCTGGCCGACGGCGCCGCGGCAGTTACGGCCAACGGCATCGCGCAGGTTGCTTCCGCAAGCGCCATTCTCGACCTCGGCGGCGCGCAGTCTCGAACGGACCTCGGCCTTGTTGGCGGCCAAGCAGCCATGCGGTTTGCGGTTGTCATCGACATCTCGGCGATCGACACCACTAGCTCAAACGAGACGTACTCGATTGACATCTTGGGCTCCAATGTCGCGGCCGGAACGAACCCGGTCAGCCTCGGCGCACTGAAAGTCGGATACGGAACGGCGACGCCAAACGGCACCGTTGGGCTTGCTTCTACAGGCGCCGGTTCAACGACCACACCCGGCAGGTTCATCATTTTTGCCACATCCGAGCAAGCAGATATCAAATATGAGTTCGTCTACCTGTACGTCACAGTTGGTGGGACAACTCCAAGCATCACCTTCAAGGCGTTCTTGTCCATGTGGCCGTTCGAGTAATCGGCATGGAGACGGTCACAGCCTACTACATGCCGGCCGGTGGCGGCGCGTACGAAATGTACGAAATGCAGTTGATCGATTTCAGGGACGCGCAGACGCGGTTTCCGAAAAACTGGTCGCTAACGGCGCCGCCTGAGGGTTCCGCA